TTATCCGGTTTTACCGGACTTCTCATGCTGGGTGCCAAAGTAAAAGGACACCACCATAGATACCACAATCATCACATTATCCGGCTGAATCTGCCCCTTAAGGGACATTACTGCGAAAATGAACATCACCGCAAAGGTGACGATTGTTTTCACTTTGAGCAGCTCTGCCAGTTTATGGACAAGCTCTTTCATTGTTATTCCTCCCTTTCCAGGTCTGTCAGCCTGTGGTTGATGACCTTAATCTGTTCCTCTACCACCGGCATCCGCCGGGCAAAGCCATTATGCAATCTGACTTCCCGGGTCAGTTCCTCAATCTTTGTATCCGTAACCGCTTGGGAAATCTTCATTGCATTTTCATTTTTCTTGGATGTAGCGAGGCAGGTTACAACCACACCTGCCAAAGACAGGCCGCCGGTAATCAGCGCCACCAGAATTGCATCACTCATATATTCTCCCTCCTACTGCATACCCAACAGCTTCCGCCATGTCTTATTTTTTGCGGTAATTTCTCCGTCTGCCCAGCATTGGTTATCCTTTTGAAAGGCAATCACCGCCGTCTGGAACTTTTCGCCGGCGATTCCATCCGCCTCACCCACCTGGATGTAACCCAACGCGTAAAGCCACTTCTGTACAAAGATCACCACAGGGTGGGTGCGGTTCTTACAGGCAGATACCGTCACCGTGTTCCCCAAGGTCTCCGGACCGGCAATGCCGTCCACCTGTGAACCTGTGCACCCTTGAACATCCCGCACAAACTGCTCCAAGCTATACGCAGGCTTATCCCCAAAAGTATCGCACCGCACCCCATTGTGCCCGCGCCAAAAGGATTTATTTGTCCGTGTGTCCACATGGACAAAGGTATCATAATGCCCAATGCCCAAAATCCCTATGGATTCCGCATACTTGGCAATCTCCAACGGGTCAACATCGGTTATGCTGATATCCGCCGCCATACCGTAGATGTGGTAGGAATTGGGATCCGCGTTTGGTATGCGGCTGTTGTGCGCCTTGCACCGGTAGCCGGTCACATAAACAGGTTTTCCAAAATGGTCACGAATTTTTTGTAAGTATACAACCAACTTTTCATCAACCTTTGTTTCCTCGCAACAGCCGAAGCCGTTACAGTCGAACTCTCTTACCCGGAAGTTTGGAGATAGTTTGCTGCTATCTCCTTTTTTGTACGTTTTAATAGCCACAATTATACCTCCCGATATACAACACCGTATCGGTCAAACAAAGCCTTTACTTCTTCGACTTTTAGTAGCTTCTGTTGTTGTCCTTTGTTTAGGGCATCATAGACCGTCTGCAAAGTCTGTTGGGTTTCGGTGTAAACCGCTTTTGCTTTCTCTGTCCAAGTCATCACTCCACCCCCAAAAGATGCAAGGCGTTGATTGCATCTGCCAACCCGCCCTGTTCCACAGGGTTTTCGGTTTCCTCATAGGTGTACTTGCAAGGCACAATGTCGATTGCCTCGTCATACATAATTCCTGTTTCCACTTGGAGCAGTTTCATACCAATATCGGAATAATGCCGAATCAATGTACCATCTTTTAGTAATTCTGTTTTAATCATCGGTTATTCCTCCAATTCACTAATAGGCTTGATTTGGCTTGCATAGGTAGCCCAGTTTGTTGCGGTCTTGTAGGCATCCACCAAATCATCAGGAACATAGATATAACCAGTTCCGTTTGCTATGGGTGTGTTGCTAAATGCGTTTATGTTTTGCAGTGAGCAAACATAATTTTCCCTAAGAATTAGAGTTTCTAATTTTGAACTTTCAAAAGCATTCATAGCGATAGATGTAACTTTTGGTAAGTCAGCTCGTTCCAATGCGGTGTATGCCAATCCACGAGCATAAATAACCCCAACATTTGGGCAATCAATTGTGTGTAGCGAACGGCAATAATAAAACGCATATAGTTCTATATCGTTTATTTTGTCACTTGCAAACTCTGTGATGGTTCTATTTACAATGCTGTCTGCGATTGCCTTTTGCTTTACAACCTCCTCTTCATAGGTTGGAACATTTACATTCACATCAATGTTCCTGTCACAATACTTCCCTGCGGTGGCAAGAGTGGTTGTGCCGTTCTCGGTAATGTGAATTTGGTGATTCGCCATTAAACCACACCCCCATCATATACAGGCAAAGAATTGATAACATCTGCTACCATTTCCGCTTTGTCGGCATCCGTCCAATAGTCCGTGCCTTTTACCGGCGTGCGACCGTCTGCGCCCTTGATATGCACCGGCACGGGATTGGGATAATCGCCGTTGTTGGTCCAGCTCAAGATGCCTTCCTCTGACACATATGGGAAAAAGGTTGTACCCATCAGCTCTGACACAACCGGAATCACGCTCTTAAACTCCGGACGAATTTCCATATAGGACTGCTCAAAAATCACATCTATTGTCATTCCAAGCACCCGTCCTTTAATATCTTTTCTACACAGATCCGCATAATATTGGATGCCATACGGGTATCCCCACAGCCGATCCGCAACTGCATTTCTACCATTCCCTTTTTGTCATCAAACAGCAGCGTCTCCGCCTCTGTCAGACAGACCTGCAGGGCATTCCCCTCTGTCTTGCAGTCAGACAGATCCTTCTCCAACACAATTTCCTCCCTCTGGGCAAAGCACAGATGCAACGCTGTGATCTGAGCGCTGCTAAAAGGAAGTGTAAAGGTAATTACAGGGGTTGTTCCTCTATACATATCGTTTCCTCCTTTGTTTTTACAGTTTACGCGTCAAGTAGTTCACCGGAGAATATACGGTAGGCCCGGAAGCCGTTATGGTAGTCGCAGAACATAAATGCTCCGTACTGGCCTTCGCCGCTAGTGGCTCCCACCGCCATTCCCACATAGGGATATTCCGTTCCCTGTATCATAACAACAAACGCGCTGTCGCGGAGACATGTCGCCATAAAATCCGCCGCATTCTGCGGGCATACCCCTCCGGTGACATACCAATAATATGTTTGCACATAGGGTGTATTCAGCACCGGGATACCGTCCAGCAACACCTTGCCGTCTACTTGCAGGTTTCCGCCAACGGAGCAGTCCTCTGCCCCCACGATCTTGCCGTCTACCTGCAGGTCTCCGTGAATGGCAAAATCCTGCTCTCCCCAGTCAAACACTGGCGTGGCTCTTGCGGTGTATTCCGCAGAATTTACCGTTGTCAGCTTATCAATTGCCCTGGTTTGAAAAACATAGGCCTGCTGATAATCCAGCCCCGAAAGCTCTGCCCGGGCCGTATAGCTGTCTGCTCCCACTGTTGTTTGCATATCCTGCCATTCTTCCCAAGATGCATTGATCCGCTTATACCGGTACTGGACTGTCAAAGCATTGTCCTCCTTGCCAAAGGAACCCGCGAAGAAATTGCCCGAAGCAAACAAAGATACATTTCCCTCTGCGTCCGGCTTGTTATCGCTTAGATTGCAGGTCAGCTTCACATAAGGGATTACCATCTTTTCTACGGTCAGTTCTGTCCGATTGCCTCTACTATCTGTAACATACACAAGAAATGTTCCCTGTTCCACATCCGCAAAGGTGCAGGGGGTATAGCGCCGCTGTCTGCCTGCGTTTTTTGCGCAAAAGCTCCGTATACTTGCGCCCTTTTGGGGAGAATAATTTGCCGTTACGGTTGCATCGCTAACAAACCGAACCAGCGTATTTTCATCGCCGGTCAGGGCTATGGTATGGCTGTTGGTATCCAAAACAGTTGCTGAAAGGAGCGGAGCTCCCTCCACAATGCGGAAGGTTGTCACGGCAGAATCCTCATACGCCACACGCCCTAAAACCGTGGATAGTACAATCCGAATATCCATAGCATTTTTGTCAGGCATTGCATTTCGCAGGGCTGACAATTCCTCATCACTTAAGAAAAAGGTATAGCTTGCGCCTGTGAGTGGCAAATTCCGGTGGTTTACATAAATCGTCGCGCCGCTCAAGTCCGTAATGCTGGCTCGCAAGCTGCTAACTGCCGCCCCCGCCGGATTGGAATAGGTTATTTGGGGCGGATTTATGCCGTCATCACAGTCAGGTGCAGTAATGATTGCCGCACCTCGGGATATACCCTCCAAGGGCCAACTGCCGGATAGGGACATCTCCGGAGGTCCGTAACGGTTCCAAGCCTGTATATTGGGAACGCACACACTGTAAGGCATATCCAAGGCACCACCTGCATTGTGCGCCACCGTTACCTGCCCGGCCGCAATGGTTTGCGTAGTATAATCCGCTGACAAATCAAAATTAAAATGGTTTATGGCAATATTCTGATCGCCGACGGAAATGGTCCAGCTGCAATCATTCGCTATAAAGCAGTTATTATTGGTATTGCTGATGGTGAACAGATAGGAAACCAGAGATGTATTGGTAGCAGAATTCACAGATTCCTGGGTAAGGGTCAGCGCAATTCCGTAGCCGTTAGACCAGGAATGCCAGGCATAGTCGCCTGTAAAAAAGGTTTGTGTTTTTATTGCCATTTATTACCCTCCTATCCAAAAACAGCCGGTGCGGTTTTCCCCGTAATTTTCAAACCGGCTTCTGCCGCCTACGATCAAATAGGTAGACGCGTGCAGGTCTACCGCATCCACGCCCTGGCTGTTGACGGTAAGCACCGCAACTTCGTTCTTATACACCGTCATACCGTCCTCAGTAATTTGTGTTTTGATTTCCCGGCCACTTTTTTCCACCGTCATGCCGGTTTCATCGAAGATATAGCCTGTGCTGGTGCTAACCTTATTTGCCCCATCGTTTTGAATGTTTTGCACCTGCAGGCTAAGACCCGCTGCCGTCTGCTCCATAGTGGATACTCGGTTGGTAACACTGTCCAGTTGGGTGGATTTGTCTGCTACGCTGGTAGTCAAGCCATCCTCCGTCAATTCCAAAACCGCCACTTTTTCGTCCCTGTCCCGATTCTCTATCCGCAGACCCTCCATACTCATTTCCAGCCCCAGAATTTTACCGTTGAGGGCAATGAGCTGGGAATTATTGGTAACCGTGGAGCTTCCCCGACGGGGACTTCCGCCACATTCCAAGGTGTCCTGCTGGCTTGTCTGCACCTTGGTCATCACATATAGAGGGAAGGTATTGCCGTTTTTATCGGTCAGTTGGACAATATCTCCTGCCATAATTTCCGTGGTTGCGGGAATTTTTACTCTGCAAGGCGTGTATCTTACCCCCTGTAAGGCATTGTACAACACCTGCGCCACCGTCTGCAACGGCTCGACCGTATCCGAAGCCAGCAGACGGTTCCCTGTTATCACATAGGCATTGTTGCTCGTCCCATATATCCCGCCCACATCCGATTCCGTCATGCGAATCTGCACCTTGTCCACAGGTGCAACCCAGTAACCGGCACAGCGAAGGTCATTGATATAATGGGTTCCTTCGGGAGAAATGGAAACATTTTTTGGCGCATACCAAGCAAATTCAATCTCTCCCTCTGTAGTTGCCCTGCAAAACCAGCCCCTCGCCTCCCCTACCCAGCGCATCAATTTTCGGCCCGTGATACCCTTTGCGGAGAATTTTTGAATCTTCCACGCACCGTTGGGCAAAGATGCATTGATCAGGGTTAGATTACAGGCGGCGCACAGCATTTGCGCAAAGTTGTGAAGGGTATAGGGCCAGCCGTTCAGGCTTTCCAGCCATTGAGTCAAATCCCGATCCAGCCAGCTCACCCGGTCATAAGCTGTGAGTTTACACAGATTCTGACTTGGGCGAATGGACTCTTCTACGGTGAACAGACCCACTTTTGTCCGATTTCCGTTATCGTCCACCTTGTAAAGGGTCAGCTCCGTCCCCTCCGCAATGTGCAAGCCGCCACCCGGCGTAAACAGGGTGGCCTCCAGCATATTGCTACAGGCTGATCCCAAGGTCAACTCTTTCCCAGCATTGACACTTTGGGTTAAGGTGACATTTTTTATGGCGTTAACTGTGCCGATACCGGAAAAAATCTCTGTTTTATCCGGCAAAACAATCAAATTCTTCAGCAAGCAAACACCTCCTAGCATTGGATAATGCTGAACCCATAATTGCGGAATTGACCTGTAGCTAAGCAGTGCCACCGAATTGCGTGTTGGCGGCGATATGCAGTGGTCACCGCTGTCCGGTTTTTGTCGCCCTGGGAGGGATAGGAAAATCGGAAAGTGTCCTTCCCTGCAAACAGGCGCTCCATATATTCATATTCCTCTTGGGTAAGGTGAGCATAGGAGAAGCTCCATTGCCCCAATCCATGGCGTACCACAAAGCGGTGCATAGCGCCACTTTCATCCCGACCAGAATCGGTAGCATCCAGATCCTCCATAGCAATATTCATATCCGCATCGGGCGCCAGCATAGGCTGCCCGTCAATCAGAAACAAGTTAGTTTTCGCTCTCATATAACCCCTCCGTTCACCACAGCCATCTTCTGCTGATATCGGGATACCGCCTGTCCCACCAATTCATCGTTCATTTGGTTGCCCAACATCACCTGTAAAAGCTCCCCCTGCATCGCCAGCAAGGCTTCCACACCTGCAAGGATTGCCGATTGTTCCTCCATCACCATTGCAAGTGTCTGCTGCATACTGGCAACAGACGCCGGTGTTTTCCCGTTCAGATTCCCTTGGATTTTTTGTTCCGTATTTGTCATTTTTTCACCTACTTACAAAGAAACCCCCGTGGATACCACGGGGGCCATTTATTCACTTGTTTCTTTCTCCTATTTTGCTGCGTAAGCTCTCACAAATTCTGCCGTCAGGGTCACAAGATAGGTAACCTCTTGCCCTCCCTCTTTGAGAGTGCCCTTCTCTGCCCGCAGCCGTTCTTCCCCAGGTACATCCCCAAAATAAGGGGCTTGTCCATCTGCACTTTGTTGCTGGACCCAATCTTGAAAGTCCAGTAACCATTGGGCATTGTTTCGCCCCGCAGTTCGACGGTATAGGTCAAATCGGTATCGGCAAACAATTTGCAGATTTCCCAGCACATCCTCTCGGCGACCGATTTCCTCCAGCCCCTTGGGAAACAATCCTGCATTCCCCGGTGTTGCTTCCGTGAAATCCACCAGCAAGGTATCCTCCCAAGCGGGATAGGTCTTCAGCCACTTTTGAAGCTTTTCCAAAGCTGTCATCAATGCACCCACTTTCTTCCGGCCTCTGTGTGGCAGAAATCCCCCTGCCAATAATAGGCTGTTGCATAGGCTACCTCGCCCAGACCCTCCACCAGCACAGGAATAAAGGTATCCCAATCCACCTCTATAGGGCCAACGCCCTCATACACCCGATCTCCGGGGAATACCTGCTGGGACTCCCCCGGGGACCAACAGAAATCTGCGCTCGTGTTGGGCGCCCAATCGCTCCTGGGAGATTTCCTCGTACCATTGCAAAAAACAATTGGGAATCTCATTGCGTACAATTCCCTGAGGTGTCTTTCACTAAACGGTTACTGTTTGGCAGCACACACTGTAGTCCATCAACCCACCCCCCGGTAGATATCCAGGAAGATGGAAGCCTTTTGATAGAGCTCTTGCTTTAGGGGCATCTTTTCTGTGTCATACCGCACAGACACGCTACCCACACTGGCAGAGGCCAAATTTTCCTTCCGTCTGCTCCAAAAGGTCTCGGCCATAGCGCATACTGCCATACTCTCTGCAGCTTCCCCGGAGGATTCCACGCGGTAGATGCGTTTCAATTTATCCAGATACCGCTGTGCCTGAGCCGCCACACCGGAAAATGCCTTTTCCGGAATGGCGCTGCCCAGGTATTGGTTTACATAAAACTCATAATCCACCACAGGCAGCGCCTCCTGTCTTAGGTTGCGGATGCGATAGCGATATCCTTGAGGACAGCAGCCTTCAGGGTGTTCTTCAGCACCACGCCTGCCACCAGTTCCACCTCACCTGTCTTCACAGCGCCGGGGGTGTTCAAGTCAGGCAGGTAGGACTGAATTACGCCGTCGCCCATGGGGGAGATGCCGTGGAAGCCATCCAGACCCAGAGATACCGCATAGATGGCAGTCTTGCCGCCTTCGGTGGCTACCACATCTTCAACGGTCGTGCCGTTAAAGTACTGGCCCATATCCACCATAGGTACGCCGGCATAGGTCTCTACGGTACGGCCAAAGTCATCCTGCGTGTGCTCATAGTAACCTGCGCGGCGAGCAATGGAGCGCAGCTTAACCAGCATAGCTCTGTTCATCAGCAGCATAGAAGGTGTGCCGTCCAAGGAGCTGATAAAGCTGTCCATTTCGTCCAGGAAGGCGTTGTAGTTAGCGTCCAGCTCTGTGGAGGTTTTCAGGCTCACCTGGCTGGTAATCTCATTGGCAGTGCCTGCAAGCAGCTTCTTCAAACCGTCAAAAGTGCCGGTCACATAACCTGCGCCGCTTGCCTCACCGGTGCCGTTAATTACCAGGTTGTGGAAATAGTTGGCAGTTGCCTTAATCTTCTGCTCCGCCTGGAAAGCCATCTCATTTGCGGCGCCTGCGGTGTTCTGAATCACACGGTCCATCTGGAAAGAGCCACCCATGATGATGGCATTTGCAGTCTTCTTTTCCTTCTTTGCCTCACCGGGGGTGTACTCATTGCCAATGGTACGCACAGCGGCGGTTGCGGGGGATTTTAACTGAATGTATCCGTAGGTCAGGGTACTGCCGCCGGTGCCGGGAGAGATAACATTGTCGAACACCATCTGGTCCAGCAGCAGAGAACTGCGACGGAACATATCAACGATCTGCTGATCTACCTTGTCGGCCATGCCGACCTTTGCTTCTGCGAGTGTAATAGCCAT